TTCTTTTCCTCAGTATATCCTACTATCACTTCTGGTAAATCAACCAAAGTCATAATGGTTTCTACCCCATGTGGTATGAATCATTTCTATAGGTATTGGCATGATGCACAAAGAGGTAAGAATGAATACACTGCTACTGAAGTCCACTGGTCAGAAGTACCTGGTAGGGATGCTAAGTGGAAGGAACAGACTATTAAGAACACATCTGAACAACAGTTTAAGGTTGAGTTTGAATGTGAGTTCTTAGGATCTGTTGACACTCTTATTAGTGTTAGTAAGTTAAGAAACCTTGTCTTTGAAGATCCAATACAAAATAATGGAAAGGGATTGGTAATATATGAGCAACCTATAAAAGGTAACGATTATATTATTACGGTTGATACTGCTAGAGGAATAGATCATGATTACTCTTGTTTTATTGTGTTTGACATCACTACATTCCCACATAGGACTGTAGCAAAGTATAGGAATAATGAAATTAAACCTATGCTATTTCCAAATATTATAATGGATATTGCCAATGCTTACAACCAAGCATATGTTTTGATTGAGATCAATGACATAGGAGAGCAGGTAGCGAGCATTATGAATTATGATTTGGAGTATGAAAATCTACTGATGTGTGCTATGAGAGGAAGGAATGGTCAACAAGTAGGATCAGGATTCTCAGGTAGTAAAACACAAATGGGTGTTAGGATGACTGCAGCAGTTAAAAAGTTAGGTTGTTCTAACTTGAAAACTTTAATGGAAGATGATAAAATAGTAACGAACGATTATGATATTATCGCAGAACTAACAACCTTTGTTCAAAAGAAACAATCATGGGAGGCAGAAGATGGTTGCCATGATGACTTAGCAATGTGTTTAGTTATCTTTGCTTGGTTAGTAGCACAAGATTACTTCAAGGAGATGACAGACACAGATGTTCGTAAACGCATCTATGAAGAACAAAAGAATCAGATTGAACAGGACATGGCTCCTTTTGGATTTATGTCTGATGGTTTAGATGATGAAGATGAGTTTGTAGATGGGGAAGGTGATAGATGGGCAAGGGTTGATGAGTATGGTGATAGATCTTTTATGTGGGAGTACAAGTAATGAGAGACTGGGGATTATTATCTACCATACTAATAGCAGCAGTCATGTGGGTACAAGTTCCACAATGGTCTGATGACTGGGCAGTATGTGCCGTTGATATACCCGATGCAAAATGTCATTGGTATATTATGTCACCTGATAATACATTTGGTGAAGGATTTGATTGGGAAGATGCACCTTGGTTTGATGTTAATGGTCTTAATGATATACCAGCAATAGGAAAGACAACTGTAATGGAAAAACTACAGGAGCAATAATGAGAGTTGTTATTGTTAGTGGTGGATTTGACCCTATCCACAGTGGACACATTGAACACTTTAAAGAAGCAAAGAAGTTAGGTGATATTCTCATAGTAGGATTGAACTCTGATGAATGGCTAACTAGAAAGAAGGGTAAACCATTCATGCCCATAGAAGAAAGGATGGCAGTCATTCGAGAATTGAGAATGGTTGATAGTGCTGTAGCATTTAATGATGATAATAATAGTTCTATAGATCTTATTAAAAAGACTCTGGTGCTATTTGATGATGTCTTATTTGCTAATGGTGGAGATAGAACACAGGATAATATACCTGAGATTGACGAGTTTGATAAAGACCCTAGAGTGCAATTTGCATTTGGAGTTGGTGGAACACATAAACAAAACTCTAGCAGTTGGATCTTAAAACAATGGAATTCGACTTAGACCAACAATTCGATCATGGAGAATTACTACTGAGCGAAAGACGATGTAGAGTCTGTGGTAGTATCAAGAATTTAATAGAAGGATTTTATATAACACATAAGAATAGTACACATCTTCCATCATCATATTCATACGAGTGTAAGTCATGTACAGTTGCAAGAGTAACTGCTAGTAGAAAGAAAGACTCAATGAACTGGGTGTACCCAGACTGGTAGTTCATGCACTGTTTCCCCGTTTAAAGACTAGTAAATAATAAATAATGATAGACAAATTGGAATCTATTAGGGGATAAAAAGATGCCACTAAATTTAGCATCTCCTGGAATTGTTGTAAGGGAAGTAGACCTGACCAACGGTAGAGTTGATGCAACATCAACTAAAACTGCTGGACTAGCTGCTCCTTTTGCTAAAGGACCAGTAGAGAGACCGCAACTTATAGAGACAGAAGCCGATCTCTTGGATACCTTTGGACAACCATATCCTAAAGATAACCATTACGAGTATTGGTTAACTGCTTCATCTTACCTTGCCTATGGTGGGGTTATGAGAGTTGTTAGAGCAGATGACGAAGAACTTAAAAATGGTTTTGTAGGTACAGCATCTAGCGTTAAAATTAAAAGTGTAGATGACTACACTGATGCTGGTTACAATGAGAACACCCTTGCTGGTGTTACATTCGCTGCAAAAAATCCAGGTTCATGGTCAAACGGTATTAAAGTTGCCATGATCGATGGCAAAGGCGATCAAGTTTTAAGTGGTATTGTTACCACTGATGTATTGGGTTATGGTTCTACAACCATTCCAATCGATCCTATTAATCTACAAGTTGGTTACGCTGTAACACAAACTGTTCCTGCAAACACAGTTATTGCTGGATCTGGTTCAACTAGTGTATTGGATGGATATTTAAAAGGATTAATTACAGAAGTTGGAAACGCTGCAATTACAGTTAAATTAGTTTCTCATGTATCTGGTGCTGGCACAGAAACTGCTGTTGACTATCAACAAGCAGGTACATATCAGTTCTCTGAGACTGGTAATCTTGGTATCCACACTGGTGAAGTAAGGAGATACGGTTCATGGAGAGGTTTATCACCTGCAACATACAGTGGTGTAACAACATACACTGGTTCTAAAGATTGGTTTGATCAACAAACAATCACACTAAACAATGGTACTGTTGTTAAGTGGAATCAAATTGCTGAGAAACCTGGCACATCATCTTATGCTGCTGCTAGAAACTCTAGATTTGATGAAATACATGTTGTTGCATACGACGATAGCGGTACTTTAACTGGTAACTCAGGTTCTATCCTAGAGAAACATGTTAACTTATCTAAAGCAAAAGACTCTCAATACTCTGCTGGTTCAGCATCATATTGGAGAAAGGTACTAGAAGTTGGTTCTGATAACCTATTTGGTGGTAGTGCTCCTGCTGGTATTGTTACTACAGGATTTGACACTGATCAATGGGATGTATTTGGTGATGGTGGATGGGATCAGAATACTGAGAACATTACATTTAGTTGTATCGGTAACTTTGCTGGAACACTAGCAGGTGGTAAGAACTATAATGGTGTTGTAGATATCAATGCATCAAATGCATTAAATCTAGATATCGGTGCTCTATCAGAAGCATATGATTATCTAAGAGATCCAGATCTCTATGATGTAGATTTCCTACTATTAGGATGTGCTAATCATGGTAAGTATGAAACTCAAGCATTATCAAATAAACTGATTGAGATTGCCGAGTTTAGAAAGGATGCAATCGCATTCCTCTCACCTTTCAGAGGATCATTCTTGAGTCCATCTGGTAATGGTGAATCACTACAGTTAAATGTAGATACAGTTACTGACAACATTGTTAGTTACTACTCACCAATCACATCTAGTTCCTATGCGATCTTAGATAGTGGTTACAAGTACATGTATGATAGGTTCAATCAACAGTTCAGATATGTCCCTATGAACGGTGACATCGCTGGTGCATGTGCAAGAAACGATATTAATAACTTCCCTTGGTTCTCACCAGGCGGAACTGCAAGGGGTGCTATTCTTAATGCTGTTAAACTAGCATACGCACCTAATAAAGTACATAGAGATAAATTGTATTCTAACAGAATCAATCCAATTATCTTCTCACCTGGTGCAGGTATTATCCTGTTTGGTGATAAGACTGGATTGGGTAGGTCTTCTGCCTTTGATAGAATCAATGTTCGCAGATTGTTTATCTTCCTTGAGAAAGCAATTGCTGCAGCAGCA